GTTATTGAATTAATTTTTAATACTTTGTCAGCAGGACATGCAACTATTTCAGTTGTAAGAGTTGTGCCAAGTGCTGCTTGAACTGTTTTACCGTAGATGGATGTTACGTTTACTATATTTGGTGCTGCCATTTTTTAATCTCCTGTTACTATATTATCCGAAAACGATTGCCATTGCAATAGCTTTACCTGTTGATATTCCAAAAGTTGATGTTGCTACCCACTGCGTGTTTCCAGCTGCATCTGTTGTAGTTAAAGCATAATCGGCTGCTCCTGCTGCGGCTGTTGGTAAAGTTATTGTATAAGACGCTGAAACTGTTGCTGGAGCATCTATTCCTACATACTCTGCACCTGCATTATCCCCTAATCTTAAATCACCTTCTGCGTCAATTAAAAGATTTGAGCCATCCCACGTTAAATTAGCTGATCCGCCAAAAGCACTTGAGTCATTAAATTGTATTTGTGTGTCTGATCCACCTGGAGTTGCTACTGTATCAATTACAATTTCATAAACACCTGTGTTAGTTGCTACACCGTCAATATAAACTATTTTCCAACCTTTATCAGCCGCTCCAAAAGTAACTGTTGCACCTGAACCTGAAACTGCTTTTAACTCAACTGTGTAAGAACCTGATGTACTATTTTTTATAAAATAAAAAGTTTCTGTAAGAAGAGGAACTGTTACAGTTTTGTTTCCTGTAATTGTTTCTGGTGAAACTGCACCAAGAATAATAACTCTGTTTTGAGCAGCACCTGTTAAAGCACCATCAGCTATATCTAGTGCTGTAGTGTTAACTCCTGTGCCTGCTGCGTTTAAAGTTTGAACTTTAAACCCACCTGTTAATTGTTCAATAAGACTTAAATTTGCGTTTGTTTTTGTTCCCCAAGTACCAGCGTTTTCGCCGGTTGCCATTAACTCTAAACCAAGATCTGTATATGTTGATGCCATAAATTTTGTTCTCCTAAGCTACATGTGTTACATCTGTATAGTTAGTATTACCTGTAATGTCAACAGTATTATAACTTGTGTTCCCTACAATATCAACATCTTGATATCCTAGTACGATAATATCTCCTACACTAGATGTAGCTTGTTGTCCCTCTAAACCAACCGTCATTGGCACAGGTGTTATTACACCCACTGTAGATGTTACTGAGACTCCAGTTAATGGTACCCCTATTTCAGGGACAATAGATCCTACACTAGATGTTGTTGAAAGTCCGGTTAACGGAACTCCTATTTCAGGAACAATAGATCCTACAGAAGATGTTGTTGAAAGTCCGGTTATACCTATTACATCTGAAGGTGAAATTGAACCCACATTGGAAGTTGCTGATTGTCCCGTTAGAACTAATGAAAGACTAGTTTTTGGAGACAATGATCCAACTGCTGAATCTGCGTGTACCCCAGCTGGAGTTAATTCAGCTCCAGCAAGTAAAATTACACCCCCTACAGTAACGGTTGCTGATTGACCATCTAACAATACTTCTTCGTTTGATATGACTGATACTGATCCAACTGCGGAAGTTGTTGAAAGTCCGGTTAGACCTACTGTCATAGCATCTATTGAACCTATAGAACCTAATGCAGAAGTTGCTAACTGTCCTGTAGGTGTTAATGAAAGACTGGTTGTTGGAGATAATGACCCGACTGTTGAAGTCGTTGATTGTCCTGTTAGACCTACTATCTGTGAATCTATTGTTACAGCACCAACAGAAGAAGTTGTGGCTAAACCTGAAAGAGTAATATCAATAGCAGACTCACCCCAGTTTTCAGCACCCCAAGTATCTTGCCCCCAACCTGCTGTTTGCTCAACGCTAGTTGTAACTGAACCTATTGAAGTTGCTGATTGTAAACCTGTTAAAGTTAAATCAATGTTTAATATAATGTCAATTGCAGGAGAACCTACTGAAAACGTTGATTGTACACCTGTTAGACCTACTATCTGTGAATCTATTGTTACAGCATTAACAGAAGAAGTTGATTGTACACCTGTTAAACCCATAACATCTGCAGGTAAAATTGTCCCTACTGAAGATGTTGATTGTACACCTGTTAAAGTTATGTCAACGTCGGCTTGATCACCCCATTGGTTTTGACCCCAGGTGGTTCCGGATTGATTCCAAGTGTTAGACATAAGGGTTTACCCTTATGCTATACGAAGGATAGCGTTAGATGCGTCTGCTGCTGGAAACTCAATTGTAAAAGTTCCGTTTGTTACAGTTTTGTCTCCACCAAATGCAATTGCACAAACTGCTCTATCAGAATTTGTATCGTTATATATTAAACAACCATTAGCTGTAAATGAAGCTGATGAAAAAGATACATTTGCAAAATCACAACATGCAGTATCTGTTGATAAAGCCGGTGTTACACTTGTAAGTGCTATACCACCAGCTGTGTAAGCTGAACCTGATGTGTTAGTCATTTCGTTTGATGTTGTATAAGCTGTTGTTGATTTATTTAAAGTTGCTGAACTTGTGTATAAAGCTAATTTAAAATCGTTTCCAGTTGATGCTGTAAAATTATGTAGAGCTTGTAAAACTTCTACTTTAAAACTGTTACATACTGCTGATGTTATTGCCATAATTTTTTCTCCTTATTAATTTACGGTGAAGGTGATTTGACTTGTATCCTAACTGTTCCGTCAGTGTAATCGTCTCGTCTTCTTCTTCCTATTTGCATTCCTGCAAACTGTTGTATTGAAGTTTTATACTTATTCTCGTACAGTGTCAACATCTCCATTGGACCTTTTAAGTAAGAAAATGCTTCTGATAAACAAGCATATAAAAGTCCTTGTGGGAAGTAATTACTTAGATATGTTGTCGTATTACTTGCTGATAGTCCTGTTGTTTGTTTATTGTAGTATATTCTAAACTTGTAAGCCGCATCCGGTGTAGGGGCTACATACAAGCCTCCTGAGGTAGTATCAGTTAAACCCGTAGCTCCACCAAACATAGCATAGTATTTAGGAAAACCTGTTGTATCTTGTGACGTTAAATCACCCTCAGTACCAGTTAATCTATCAGTATATTCAGATAAATAAGTTTGATCTTTTTTTTCCAACCAAGTACCGCTACCTGTAGTGTTTGCTGTTGAATTAAATACTTCAACACCCCTAATAAATAACGCACCAGCAGGGACATTAATTGTATTATTATCTGTAGATAATGTACCTTCTTGTACAAATCTATCAGAGTCCATAGGAAGCTCTATGTTAATTCTATGTTCTGCTTGCATAATAAAATTATCTATTACTGCTTGAGTAAATACAGAATCATCAACTTCAGTGTAATCTCTAATTGATGTTGTAAGTGTTGCGTATGTATATGCCATAATTAAGCTCTATCATTAATGGGTCCGATTGTACATAATAAACCGCCCCCTGTTTCTGTACTTGTAGCATTACTTGCTAATGTAACATTTACACCATCAAATTGAGTTGTAAATTCAGGTTGACCGGTACCTTTAACTTGTGTTGTGTTTAAAGAATCTACTTTATAAGCACCAAAAACTTTAGCTCCAATAGGATGAGTTCCTGCTGTTGTACGTTTTGGTGTAGCACCTCTGTAGGGTGCACTTGTTCCTCTAATACAACCTGTAAAATTCTCTCCAGTTCTTCCAGTATATTCTATTGTTTCATTTTCAAATAAACCTGTAACTGCATTTACTTTTTCAATCATAAGAAAACCAGAAGTTGGAAAATGTGTTCCTGTCTGTACAGTAATTGTTGTATCAGTAAGTGTAGCAGCTGTATCTAAAGTTGTAGATAATTCTAGTGCAGGACCCGAAGCACCTGTAACAATTGGAACCCCTCCTACCGGTGACTTTACATTTCTAAGTCTAACAAAATCATTAACTTGTAAATCACCATTTGGAAAATCTATTTTTAAAGTTGTGCTTGTAGCTGTAGTCGTGATTGGATTATCCGGTAAAAAATCTTCTGTTGGAAACTCAACTCTTGCCGGTCTTGCTCTTTGTAAAGCTTGTGGATCTGCATTAGTGGGTTTAGGTTGTAGCTGTGGTTGTTTAGGTTCATACTCTGAGTTATGTACCAACGCACCATTCCATTCTCTAACCATTTCATTATATGGAAAAGCCAAACCAGAGCGATCTGATATTGCTAAAGCATGTTTACCTTGTGCAAAACTAGACATTAACTAACTCCTGGAAAATATATTTTAGGTGATATGTAAGTTGAGTTAGAAGAACCATCTTCAGACTCAGCTCTTTTTAATTCATCTTCGTATAATAATTTTAATTCTTGTACTCTCTGTGGTGCATATTTTAAAGCTAGATAATAAGATAAACCCATTATCATACAAGGTACGAACCTGTAAGGTACATCTGTTGCATTAGTATAAGCTCCTACGTCATCAATTCTTTTTGTGTAATAGAAATTTATAAAGTCTCCTGCTTGTGAACTACCTGGTGTTAAATATAAAGTCATAGTAACTTTATCTACAAATCTTTGGACCCAGTATTGAGTTGGTAAACCTAAATCTGTTTTGTTAGAAAATGCTTGATACTGAGATCTACTAATTCTTGTCATAGGTGTATCAACACTTGTAGTATCTACCCTGTAATTTGCTTCTTGAATATCAGTCATGCCTCTTGGAGACTGTGAAACAGTATCACCATCTGCATGAGTTGCAGCTGTAGTGCCATTAACCCCTCTCACACATCCTGTAAGATTTAAACTAGAAATTCCTGTGTAAGTAATATCTTCTGTACCAATAGTTAAAGTACCTGCTGTTGGAAAACCCGTGATCGCGGTCAAGGGAATAGTTGTAACTGCTGCATCTATTCCTGCACTAAGTGTAGTGCTTACGCCATCAGATACACCGTCAGCCGTAGATCTGTAAAAATTATAAACAGCTTGACCATTTACTAAAGTTACATTTTGATTTTTTACTTCCCAAAATTGTAAACCTCTATTACCCCATTCAGAAAATAGAATATTTAAAGATCTTTTAGCAGTTTTTAATTGATAACCAGAAACACTTTGAATGCCAATACGCTCATAAGCATCTTCAATAATTTCATCAATACCTAAGTTCTTATCAAAAGTATAAGAACCTGAAGTCGTATTAGCCATGAGCTTACGCCCCTGTTATAGTTAATGTAACGCTACCGTCTGTACCAGTAGTTTGAGTTAACGTAGCACAAACTCCATTTTGGAACAAGATACCTGAACCGGGGACATAAACTTCTAGTCCTTCAGTTTCATATCTATAAATAGCTTTTAAATTACCTGCTGCTGCGTCTCCTGCATCAGCTACGTCATGTAGAGATAAAACAGAACCTGCTTCTCCTCTTCCTTGAATTGATGTAACTCTAGCTCTAGCTCCTAATAAAACAGAGGCTGCCCCTGTAGTTTTGTTAAGAGTTGTTTGGTCACTTGAAAATGAACTCATAGTTTTTTCTCCTTAAAATTTTATATGTGGGCCGAAGCCCACACTAATTATTTATTAACTTAGGTTATTGTTTTGAACGTATCTTACAGTTAAGAAACCTTCACCATCACCTGTATTAGTGTTAGTTAAAAGAATTCTTCTGTCAGTTGTTCCAACATCTGCCCAGTTATTAACTCTAGTTGCGTCAGCTCCAGCAGTTGCAGAAATTATTCCTAATGTTCCACCTGCTACAGCAGCTGCTGCTGTTATTGCAGTTGCATCACCAGTCCAACCTAAACCTGCTGTAGTTGCTACACCCGTCCAAATTACATCTACTGATAATTCAATAGCTACGATTTGTGAGTTTGCAGGAATTACAATATTAGTTGTACCATCTGCTTGAGTAATCGCTTGAGATTGGCACATAACAACTTGACCAACGTTTGCAACGTTATCACCAAGTGTTGTACCTGTAGTGTTTGAAATCGTTCCCGCTCTTATCGGTCCCGAAAAAGTAGTATTTGCCATTTTATATTCCTCCTAGAATATCTGAATACTGTCCCTAGGGTTGTCGACTATACGCGTCAGCATTCATAATTTATTAAATGTATAGTGAAAATATTATATGTTATTTTTAAGTGGAGTGCAAGAGATCCCTAGGTATTTATGCATTTCAGCGATGTAGCTTTTGTCTAAGTAGCTACAGAAACTTGTGGAGCAGAA